TGGTATCTAACGGTACATGTGGGATTGTGCGTTTTCATTTTTTACCAAGCATAAATCAATACAATACGCAATTAAATACTACGAATAAACTCCCAGCTCATCTCCTTACAGATATGTTCCCAAACCTTGCTCTGCTGATAGAGCTTATCACGATTTTTTAATAAAGGGAAACTTGCTAAAAATTCATCCAGCTCCAGAAGCTCACAAAACTTATACAAGACATAGGAATATGACAAGAAATTGCGACGGTTTTTCGGACAATGTTTCTGGAAACTCGGCTGAATCTCCTTGAACATATGACGCAACTTCTCCTCAGTCTCACGATTCATCACAGGAGCAATACTTCCATTCAAACGACTAATAATATACGGAATATGATCATACTGACGATTCATTTTTAGCTTTCGTAGAATCTCTCGCATTTGTCTGTATTTAATAACCTTAAAATCCGTTATTCTCTGCTTCTTAAGTTCCACAGTAATTTGATCAATGACATCTTGAGGAATCTCTGCACTTCCTTTTGCTTGAAACTGCGCCAAGAGTTCATTGAAATGGTTAATACGCTTATAAGCATAATAAGAAGACTCGCGAGGTGGATCCTTATAAGATGGACGATCACTATCAATTAAAATAAACTCTGTCATTCCGCATTCTGTACAATACAACATTGCCTCATTCTGACTAAACATCATATCAGCACCACATTCTACACATTCTCCAGACATATCATCCAACTCTGTTGTCTTTTTTACATATTCTGGGTTTACAAGGGCTAAATATTTATCTAATAACATATCTCTATTAACTGGATCAGAATTCTTCTTACTTTTTACCACAGGTACACGAACCTCAGGTATCCCTTGATCATTTATAGAAGCCGCGTTTTCTAGAGCACTCAAAACATCTCCAGGTTTTCTCTTAATCCATTGCGCGGTTGATGTTGTAACACCTTGAGAAATTTTATTTTGCAAATCATAATACTCATATAATATATTACCAGTGTCTAGTAAATAGTCATAAATACGATCAGTATTTTGTTTAGAAGAAACAAGTTGTTTAAGGCGAACACATTTATTCTCTAATTGCCCACGAACTAATTCATCTGTTGTGGATTCAATACGTTTCTGAAGATCCTTTATATCTTCTTGAATTAATATAGATTCGTCTTGATCATCTGATATTTGTTTCAATTGATGTTGATGAATAACATCAAGTGTTGTTTTATCTTCAAGGTTATTACGTTTAGTTGGACGGATTTTAAAGAAACTATCAGTCCCGGCCATATTATTATACTATACTTTCTTGAATATATTGTTTAAGCATACCATTAGTTATTATGCGGGTTTGGTAAGAAATTCATTCCCGGATTAATTTAGATTTATTTTATTTTTTAACGTTTCCAAAATTTTTTTTTCTCTGACAGGGGTATAGACAGAGATGACTGGTGGTGGTTTGATGCAGCTCGTTGCTTATGGCGCTCAAGACGTTTACCTCACGGGTAACCCCCAGATCACCTTCTTCAAGGTCGTGTACCGCCGCCACACGAACTTTGCCATGGAGTCCATTGAGAATCCCTTCAATGGTGCCCCTAACTTCGGCAAGAAGGTTACATGCACGATCCAGCGCAATGGCGACTTGATCTACCGCATGTACCTCCAAGCCACTCTCCCCTCAGTGTCTCTTGGATCAACTGACGGCTCAGGTGCCCAGTTCCGCTGGCTCAATTGGCCTGGACACAACTTGGTCAAGAACGTTGAGATTGAGATCGGTGGACAGCGCATTGACAAGCAGTACGGTGACTGGCTCCACGTGTGGAATGAGCTCACGCAGGAGGCTGGCAAGCAGTCTGGATATGCCAAGATGGTTGGTAACGTGCCCCAGCTCGTGAACACCCTCGTACAGGGTGGTGAGGGCTGCGACTCATTCTGCGGCAGCGGTGTACCCAACTCATCCGAGGAGGTTGTCAGCTGCTCACCTGAGTACACGCTCTACATCCCTCTCCAGTTCTGGTTCAATCGCCACCCTGGCCTTGCTCTCCCTTTGATCGCCCTCCAGTACCACGAGGTCCGCATCAACTTGGAGTTCAACACGATCAACAACATGTGCTGGGACATCACGCCCCAGCTCACCAGCAACCCCCACACGATCCGCGACCGTGTGGCCAACGCTGGCCTCGTCGCCGCCTCTCTCTACGTAGACTACATCTACCTAGACACGGACGAGCGCCGCAAGTTCGCCCAGGTTGCCCACGAGTACCTCATTGAGACCCTCCAGTTCACGGGCGGTGAGTCAATCACGTCCACGGCCAACAAGATCAAGCTCAACTTCAACCACCCCTGTAAGGAGCTCATCTGGGTTGTCCAGCGTGACTCATACGTGTCATGCGACGACACGGTTATCAACCCCTACAAGGGACAGCAGCCCTTCAACTACTCTGACTGGTGGGACCGCGCTTGCTTGGAGTCCGGTTACTCAGTCACCCGTGTTGAGGGCATGGCTGGCTACAACCCTGTAGTCACGGCCCTCCTCCAGCTCAACGGCCACGACCGCTTCACGGTCCGTGAGGGACGCTATTTCAACGAGGTGCAGCCCTTCCAGCACCACACCAACGTCCCCGCCGTTGGTATCAACGTCTACTCCTTCGCTCTCCAGCCCGAGCAGCACCAGCCCTCTGGAACGTGCAACTTGTCACGCATTGACAACACCACGCTCCTCCTCACGGTCTCCAACAACGCCGTTGGAGCCACAGTATCTTCCACGGTACGTGTATACGCCACGAACTACAACGTTCTCCGTATCATGTCCGGTATGGGTGGTGAAAAACAGAGAGCCTTAAAGGCTCTGCTACGCCGCCAAAAGTGCTTCGTAAAAGGAAGTGCTAGTCTGATCACAGTCTGACTATCTATAGTCAGAGAGGCAACACCGTCAAATTGCGGGAAAGTCCTATTAAACATAAGATACCGCCCTGGAACCGAAAGGTCTGTCCAGTGGCACCAAGGGGAAACTCGTGGGTATGGTAAGAATTCTTGTGGTAGGGATAATCCGCAGCCAAGTCCTAACGTACAGAGGTACTATGGATGCAGTTCAGAGACTCAATGTCGGTGGACCCATCATGCAGATGATGGGCATAAGATAGAGTCCGTCCCCATGGAGACATGGTTTGAAAGAGGAATTATTACTTGTTGTGACCCAAGTAATAAGGAGAGCTTTCAGAGATACACAGCGAGGTGTATCGGATAAAACGCTAGCGTTTTCCAACTAAACACGATATATATTATTATTTTTTTATTATAGTTATCTATACTAGATAATTTTATTAGTAAGTTTCATAGTTCTTCTTTATAAGAATAACTATGAACCCGACACAAATCATGTATGGGTGGGGTGGATACTTAAGGTAATTAAACTATGATTAATAGGATGGACATATTGTGTAAAAAAGAAGGTTGTAAATTTAAACCAAAAGAAAATGAGTATTGTGGTAAACATAAGCGAACAGCAATCCTTCTAAAAGCTCAACAAGAAGGTAAACGTCTTTGTAATGTTTATAGAGGTTGTTTTACAGAACTTACGAATGCTGAGAAAAAATGTCAATCATGTCGTGAAAAATCTCAAGAATCTGAGAAACAACGTTATCTCAAAGGAAAAAAAGAATTTGAAGAAACTATAAAAAATTCTACAAATCTTTTAAAATGTCGCGAATGTAGATCAGAATATAAACAATTTGAAACTCGTAAGAAAGAAATCTCAAGATTATGCATATCCTGTTATGAAAAACAAAAAGAACGTGAAAAAAATAGAGTAAGAACCCGAAATTATCAAGAAGAGGCTAAACGAAATATAAAAGCGCACTGGGTTACATTCTGTAGAGTTTCTAAACGAAGAAATAAGGAAATAACATTAACTGAATTGGAATTTAATGATCTTATCGTAAAGCCATGTTTTTATTGCGCATATTCTTCAGAAAAGGAAGTATTAGGAGTAGACAGACTTGATAATAATAAAGGATATACTACTGCAAATTGTGTATCATGTTGTAAAATCTGTAATCGTATGAAACATATTTATCACCCTTCTTTCTTTATTGAAAAGGCCAAACTAATAACAGAGTTTACTCTATCAAAACTAGTTTCTAAAAGTTTTTATGAGAAATGGAAAGAATATATTCCAACAAAGGCATCATCCTATGGCGCCTTCTATACTCATACAACTAAAACAAGAGATATTGAAGTTAAACTTAGCCCAGAAGAATATTTAAAACTTACAAGAGAACAATGTTACCTGTGTGGATATCAATCAGATAAAGGGATTGGCCTTGATAGGATTGATTCATCAAAACAAGAATATTCCTTGGAAACTGTTAAACCATGTTGTGGAAGTTGTAATATGATAAAGGCAACTAATAGTTTAGATGTTTTATATTCATATATGAAGAAAATATCAGACACTCATACAGTTGTGCCACAATTTTCAGAAATTCCAAAACAAAAATTCCTTATGGGTGGAGCAAAGAGTA